TGCTTCCAATAATCCCAAGGACATCATCGGCTTCCAAGCGTTGCTCGTGCTGGGTTTCCCATGTGTCACAAGCCCAGTCCCGTAAAGCACCGAGGCCAAGTGGAGTTCTCTTCTCGCGCCTGTGAGCTTTGTAAAGAGGGTTGATCTCGTGACGGAAGGTGTAGCGATCTGAGAAGACCATTGTTACCTTGTCGCCTTCCTCCTCGTCCACCATAAGAATCTCGTTGATGCAGTCAGTGACCATGATGAAACAGTCCTTGAGATCCGAGAAGTCGGAGTGAACAGTGAAGATGTCATCATCCCACTTGATTTCTTTTTCGGCTGAGAACGCTGCCCTATAGAGAAGCATGTCGCCGTCGATGTATATTTTCTTACTCATCGTCTTGGTGAGAGAGTAAGGATTCCGCTGCGATAGATCCAGCTTTGTAGTTAACATGCTCCGTAGTCTCTATCTCTTTGAGGTATGTGTTATCTGTCCAGTCGGCGGTCTCACCTCCTAACACAACATTTGAAAAGCCATCCCACCAAACAGGATAGTCTCCCTGCATAATGATTTCGAGTGCTTCCTTTATCTGTTTTCGGTTCTTTATTCTAGTTCTCATGATGTTTTATTTTAATGTGTTTCAGCCCAATTAGATCCTACCTTGTATTCACCGTCAAGACGGCATTTGAATTTCAACTCCTCGCCGGCCTTGGTGAGTGAATCACAGAACAACTTACCGAGTTCATCAGCGTGTTCCGGTAGACAGGAGAACTGAACCTCGTCGTGGATATTACCGTGCAGTTCGTAAGGCAGCTTTGCGTCACGCGCAAAAACAACCAACCCCTTCTTCATAACAACTGCTCCACTCGACTGTAACAAAAGATTCAATGCAGAGTGAGTCGAGCGACAGTGCAGCTTGCGACCATCCAAACCACCTAACCATGTCTTCCCTTTGAGGGCTTGCTCGATGCTTTTCAACAGGCGAGCAATCGCGGGGGTATTACGTTTGAAGGTTTCCTTGATTCGTTTTCCTTCTCGTCTTCCTCCACCAACAATATTACCCACCAACTCATCTCCGGCTCCGTAAAGGAAAGCGTAGATCATTTTTTTAGCCTCGTCGCGTGACGGTAACCCCGCAGCCTGTTGGTTAGCGGTGTGGATGTCACCTTCCAGGATTGTCCTTCCGTATGATCCGTTGTCGTAAGGGTGAAGGTAGTGGGCAAGACACCGTAGCTCCAATCCACTGGCATCAGCACCAACCAACACCTTGCCTTCGGGAACCGTGAAGCACGATCTACATTCCGTTCCGTATGTCGCACGAACTGCTGGCACTTGGGCAACATTAGGACGGGTGTGAGTGCATCGACCGGAGACCGCACCGTTGGTGTTAACCTCACCGTGTATGCGTCCATCCTTTACCATCTTTAACCAAGCGTTACGACCCTCGGCAACTTGCCCCAAGCGTTTGGTGATTAACAAATACTCCAACAACATATCCGCTTCCGGTGTCTCAACGCTACGCAGAACTGCTTCGTCAATCTTCGGTCGCTTCCCTTCGTAGGCTTTAGGCTTCCACCCCATGTTCATCAAGCGTTCAGCTATCTGGTCACGACTGTTAGGGTTGAATGGAACGGTCTTGGTTTTGTTGCCAGTCTTAACTGCTTTATCCGCTAACACCTGTTTCAATCCCGCTTCCTTTAGGACGAGCTTCAAGCCTCCCTTGGTGGCAGCGTGGTAGGTTTCCCCTTCAACATCAACACTCCATCCCTTCGGTGTCTTCATCTCCTCGGTGGTCGCAGGGAACATATCTTGGAGTTCATCACGCATCTCTGCACGGCGAGCCATGAGAGTCTCAGTGAGAGCATTGGCGGCATCCATATCAAAGGGCCAACCATTCATCTCTTGCACGGTCATCAACTCCGCGAAGTCATGCTCCAAGTGTAACATCTCGGACGAGGGCTTCTGATCAATGAAGTGTTTGAAGAGGGAGGCAGTCACACGAACGTCTTGCTCGCAGTAGTCCTCCATCTCTTGGCTCCATTGTGTCCAGTCCTCGGACTCCCCGTGGTCTGACTTCTGGTTACCTAAGCGAAGACCCCATGCCTTGAGACTGTGGCGACCTCTAAGGTTCTTCGGGAACTCCTCTCCCATCGTCTTAACATCCTTTTCATAGAGGTCAGTAGAGATGACAGCAGACATGACCTTGGTGTCCACCACCTTGGCCTTGATCTCGTAGCCCAGCTTACGGAGTGCCGGCGCATCAAAGTTAATGCTGTTGTGACCACAGATGTTGTGGGCTGAGTTAAGATAATCAACACCCTCTTGGAGATCCCCCTTCTGTGAGTTGAAGGATCGCATTGAGTTGGTCTCAGCGTTGAACACACTGATGCAGTGAAGGGTTGTTAATCCACCGAGAGTTGGCCAATGGTCAATGGCGTTGGTTTCGATATCGAAGAATAGTATTTTTGTTTTCATGTTTATTAGAAAGTGATTCGGTTTATTAGTGTTACAAAGGCTTTTGCTGCTGTCGCTGGAACTACTCCGTTACCCAAGAGCCTAAGTCTGTCCACCCTGGCGGAAGACCCATTAGTTGTTCTACCCAATTTGGATTTAACTGTTCGCGGTTCTTCAAAGACTTTTTTCCGCTCATCGGGGCGTGAAGGCCAATCTCCAAGACAATAGTTGTTAGTGATTTTTGCGTCCCCTTTTTCCCAGTGTCTCTCCGTTGGTATCCAAGTCTCGCTTCGTGTGCTGCTATGGTTGGCCATGATACCAAGGATGAACACCCGCTTTCTTTGGTGTGTTGCGCCGACTTCAGCCGCTGAGAATACTCCCGCCGTTGCTCTGTAACCCATGCCTTCCAACTCTCCGAGGACATACTGGAGAACTGAGTCTCCGTCTTCGGTTTTACTGGAGATGATTCCTTCGACGTTCTCCAAGAAAACAATTCGAGGTCTGCACTCTCGGATTCCATCTCGGATGTAGGGGAACAGGTGTCTTGGGTCTTCAACGCCTTTACGCTTTCCAGCATTGCTGAAGGGTTGGCACGGGAAGCCTCCAGAGAGGATATCCACGAGTCCACGAAACTTTCGGTATGGCAAGGTTTTAACGTCCGTGAACACAGGTGCTGCATCCAACTCTCCCGCTTCCATCTTTGCAACCAAGTTCGCGACCGGGAATCCTTCCCTCTCCACGTAAGCGATCTCTCGCAGATTTGGGAGAACTCTTCTGAGTCCAAGTCCAATGCCTTCGTATCCACTACAGAGGCTAAGGTGTGTAATTGTTTCGGTATTGTTATCATCGTTTTTCATTAGAGAGCTTCAAAGTTACACTCAGCCATGCGACCAGTGATTGGGTTAAATGATAGGTTGTCGCACACTCCGGTCTCACCACTGAAGCGGTTCTTGAGAACGCGGATTGCTGTAAGGTGCTTATGCTCAGTGTCTTGTTGGTTACGCTCCAATCCCACCACCATGTCTGATAGCTGGGCAATCGCTGCGGAACCTCGGAGGTGTGCAAGACTCGTGCTGGTTCCCTCTTCATGTCCTCGTCCATCCGAGGGACGCTTAAGGTGGCTCACAAGGATTAACGCAATGCCACACTCCTCAACTAACGCACGGAGCTTGGTCATAAGGTTATCAATCATGCGGCGTTCGTCGCCATCTTGCATCCCACTCACAACAATACTTACATGATCAAGAACAACATACTCAACATCCATCGCCTTTGCCATGTGCATGACATGTGACAGCAGACGGTCGGCATCTAGGCTTCCCCAATGGTCATATAACCACATCCTTCCCGAGCCTACTGTGTTAGTGTAAGCCTCATCGAACTCTAGGTCTTCATAGATTGACTCAGGGTCGAGGTGTAGTTGTTTGCCCATCTCCAATCCAACGATACCCAACGCAGTGCGCTCAATGGATTCCTCAAGGGCGATGTATCCCACAGACTTATCAGTGGTGGTGAGGATGTGATGACAGATGATACGACAGATCTGTGACTTCCCTTGGCCCGACCCAGCACAAAAGGTAACAATCTCTCCCTTGCGTATTCCTCGGGTCATGTTGTTAAGACCATCGAATGGGTAAGGGATGCTTTCGGTATGCTTCGGGTTGACCAATCGCTCGTGGATGTCAGAACCAGAAATAATCGCATCAGGTCTCCAAGGGTTGGCTTGGAAGATCGCATGGATAACATCCTTGGATCTCTTGTTGGCCAAGCATTCGTTGGCATCCTTCAACGGAAGACGGGCGACCTTGGCTTTCCCTGCTGGAAGAATACCAACAACATCCTCCACTGCTTTACGACCTGGTTCATCCTCGTCGAACATCAGGATAACCTCATCCCACTTCTCAAGCCATCGAAGGTTTTTCTTAAAGACGTTAGCGGCTGACTGACTGCCAGTAGGAAGGGAGACCACGGCATATTTGTTTTCCTGTATCTGGCTAACACTCAAAGCATCAACCTCGCCTTCAGTAACAACTAACTTCCGTCCCCCCATCGGGTGCAAGTGTTGTCCATAGAATCGATCAGCAATCTTACCGAGGATCATGAACTGCTTGCCTTCAAAGCGTAGCTTCTGTCCTACCAGTTTTCGGTCATCGTTATAGTAGTCAGCAATGTGACAACACCGTCCTTTGTATTCACCAATGTGGTAACGCATGTGGCGACAGGTGTCGTGGGTTATGTGACGGGCGGGTATGTCGGAGTAACGTCCATTAAGGAACGTATCATCCGTAGAGTGTAATGGTTTGTTTATTTTCATTTCAATTTTCGTGTCTTCAGATGGTCGCTTGTAGGAACCACAGGAGTGGCAGTAAGTCGAATCATCTTCGTTGATGCACAAGGCATCGCTTGAGCCGCACTCATCGCACGGCAAATGTGTTTGTTTATACATGGTGGTGGTTACCTAGTCGAACCAAGAACGTGGTATGCTATTCTCACACCAAAGGAATCCGTGCTTGTCACACCAATCTCCATAGGTGGTCTTGCTCCGTTTGGTCAAGGTGTTAGAAGCTCTCATGAAGACGAACCGAATGTCCATCTCAGGGTGCTGCTTCTTGACCAGCAGATGCTTGGCACGGTCGCTCGCAAGGAACCGACCCTTGGCCTCCAGCATTACACCATTCTCAAGAACGAAGTCAGGAGTGTAGTGGTGCTGCTTGAGGTAGCCGATACGTTCGGTCTCGTAGCCGAAGCTGACCCCCGCACGTTCTAGTGCAAGGGCCAACCTCTTTTCAAATTTAGAACGGAACCGTGGCATCGTTACCTTTGTCATCGGTGAGCGCATCTCCGAGGTCTTCGCTTACAAATCCTCCATCCTCTGCACCAAACCCGAAGGCTTCGCCGCCACCTGGATTATACTCAACAAGCTCAATGAGTTGAGCAGCACGAAGGCGAAGGGTATATCCAACGCCAAGCATCGGACTGTTCCATGAGTGTGGCTCAACGGACAGACGGAGCTTTGACCCGCTGCCAATGTTAGGAGGATCGTTAAGCTTCTTACCGGTGCTGTCAAAGAGAGCGACCGAGAAGTTCAGAACACCCTTATTGGTTTCACGACGAGCTGCTTGCTTGGCATACAACTCGTAGTCACCGTCATCATTCTGCTTAAGGGGTGGGCTATCGTGACGCTTGAGCTTCTTACCGTCAGCCTCTTTGCAGTGGCGTTCGTATTCGGCATCAAGCCAAGGCCCGACCTGAGCGTGAACGGAATTGTAGTCCTCTTCACTAAGGATCAAGCGACAACTGAAAACCCCATTGTCATCGAACTTGGTGTCAGGCTCAATGAGTTTAGGGTATACGCTTTTCCCTACTGGGGTGGTTAGTTTTAGATTTTGGTTTTTCATCTTTTTTTGTGGTTTCTTTTTTGTGGTTCTCTCAGCTTTAATTGTTAGCTGAAAAAGTATTTGGAGTCCCGAAGGGTGTTAACATCAAAGTTTCCGTAGTCCGGTAAGGGAGGCAGAGGCTCGACACTATTGTTTTGCCATTGTTCAGCGAGGCTGGCAAGAATATCTTTCGAGAACATGTCGGCAAAGGAGTCGCGTATCGAAGAGGCTAATACATCGCAGTTATTACTGTGAGTGGCGAAGCTGTCGTGAATCATCGCGAAGTCATAAACACCTCGGCGGTGTGCTTCGTTAGTAGTTAACACCAACCCAGCAGCGTCAAGACTATGAACGACATTAGGAGCTACCCCGTTGCGCTGCTTGCGAGTGTCGAGTTCGTCGGTGCTGTCTTTGAATCTAACAGCAGTAAGTGATCCGTGTAACCAAGTGGCAACCTTACGACTGACTTGCTTGCGGTAGTCTTGGCTCACTCGGAACCCACTCGGTGTTGTCCATGTGAGTGCCTCGTCCTGTTCCGCTAACATATGGGCAACCTCCTGGAACCAATCCATGACCAGCTTCGGGCGAGTAAGGAGCGTCTCAATGCTTTCCCACAGGAGATCCCCAAGATACTTAATAGCTGGGTAAACGTGCCGGCGACCAAAGACACACTCAATGCCACGTTGCCGGCGGGTCTCATCATACCATGAAGCTACATAATCCCTGTTGGAGTAGGGAGTTAAACCATAACTGTAACACATTACAGGACGCTTGGACATCTTACGGTCGATCCCGAAGTCAACCCAAAGGCGAGCGTAGTCACGACCCTCGGCTGCATGACCACGGAGGACTCCCAAGGTGTGATCCGAGACCATACGGTAGATGTCTTCAGGGACATCCGTAGGACTTACATTGGTGGCGTGACATCCATGTTCATCTCGACTTAACAACGATAACAACTGTAACCCAGAGTTCGTCGCGTCCATTGCACACGGTAGGTATGTCTGAAAGTTCTTGGAGGTCTTGGTGTGGAGGTCAGCCCATTCAAAACACCACGCCAATGCTTGCCAAGGTTCATCAGCCTCGGCCCATTCCCTGTTTCCCCTCGGGTCGTTAGCAATCCGTATGGCATCACGGGTGAATCCCTCGGCCCACGCAAGGCGATCATCGAATGCGGTCTTGTCGTGTCCAAAACAGTTGGCTCCGTGGATGCCTAACCACTTCTTGTCCTCATCACTCTTGATGGGAAGACCCCTGTGAAATTGTAACAATCCCCTACAGTGGTCTGGTCCTTGGTAGTTAAGATAGCTGGGGATCTGATAGATGCGACCACGAAAGTCACACGAGGAGGGCATGAACATTCTTTCCCCGCGAAACTTACGGGCAAGCATCAGGATCTTTGAGATGAGTATGCGCTGGCTGGCTAGGCCCATGTTGTGTGCAGCTAACTCACGCTTGTCATCACGCCAGTTCCTTATCTGCTCCTCCGTCATGTTGGCGTTGGCATCAGTCCACTCAGGAAGGGGAACATCTTGGCGAGGCGGGAGTCCTATCTCTAGGTCGCTGTCCCATGCCCACTCAAGGACATCCATGACTCGGTTGTTGATAGCATAGGGTGTCTCTTGGATAAGGTTAACCGCATTGTAAACCTCGGGCATCTCGGGTGCTTGGCGTAACACATCCCGATCACTGCATCTAATAAAAGGTAACGCTGGAAGAGGGCTGGAGTCATCCGAGGCAAACCCGTAGCCTCCCCCAAAGACTCGCTCCCAAGGTGTCGGGGACTCAACCATCGGCATCCAGAACGGAAGCAATAACTCACGGTGGTTGTTATAGTCGTTGATCCATTCCCTTGTGACTTCCGAAAGCTCCACCATACGCATCGGTTTGAAGACTCGACGGCGGCGTTGGGCTTTCTCGGTGAAGGCAATGAGTCCGGTGCGGTCGTGAACGATCTCTAACAACAACGCCCCGCATCCAATGCGATCTCTGCGTGTCCAATCATCCCACTCCATCTCCTCGTTTCGTGCAGTCTTGTGAAGGTAACGACTCTGGGTGGTCCCACGCTTGGCGAGATCTTGCATACGCTTAACCAATCGACTCCCGAACTCATGGTCACGAATCAACATGGACGAAAGCAACTGGTCTTCGATGGCACGACCCAACTTGCTTGCGACCGAGGCGTAACTGCGTGGTTCATCAAGGACATCAAGGGTGGCTTTAACTGCTAACAATCCCACCGCACGGGTGTCGGGAAGGGTTAACTCAGCAAGGCACTTCTGCCATCGGCTTTTGTTACGGATCGGTTTGATCTTTTCAATGGACTCGGTAAGTCCTAACACCACCGGCTCCACCCCGTCACGCATGATGCGTCTTCCCGCTTGAGTCAGGGAACCTTTGGTGGTTGTGGCATTGCGACGATAGCGATCTACCCCCATGTCCACCATGTCCTGGTTCAATTTGTCTTGTTTCATATCAAGGTGTCACGGTTGTGTTCAATGAAGGCAAAACATGACCTAGTCCGTAGCTCTCCTACGACTCTATTCAACGGCGACATGTGAGTCTAACTTTGTTGGAGGTGACGTTCAAGGGTTTTTTCAATCCCCGCGAACACATCCTTGAGGTAGGGCACAGGCATGACCCAAGCGGTCTTTCTTCCGTCCGGCCCTTTGATGGATTCAACTCTTAACAATCTCTCCTTTTGCATCGCCTTGACGGTAACCATACAGTTCTGTTGGCTGACCTGCATGAGCTTCGCCAAGTCCACACAACGGATGCGCTCCTTGAGAAGCACGGCGGCGGCAATCTGGGAACGCTTGATGGTCTTGAGGCCGGACGCATTGAGCGCGTCTTGGACTGTGATCAAGGTGATTAAGGTTTCGGGTTTTGTTTTCATATTAGTGGTTGTTGTTTAGTCTACAAGGAAGTCTCCTAGCCGATGTAGCCGATGCCGCGACATCCTTCTTCTTCATCTGTTCGTGGTGTATCACTCATCTCTTTCATACCTAATTATTTAGTTCTTGGTGTCATTGTATTATTTGGTCTATTGATTAGATAGACTGACCGAATTCCTCGAGATCAGTGGTGATCCAAGCATCCTCCATATCGTCAGTGTAGCTGCAAATGAAGATCTGCTTCTTGTAGAATGGGACTAGGTTAAAGAAAAACCACTCCCCATTTCTGGTTGTGTAGTGGTGAGTTTTAAGCCCTTGCAGCTTGCTTGTGTCTGCCTTTTCAAGGGTCAGTTGATTGTAATGTGTCATTTTCTTTTTTCTTTTTGGAATTTGATTTAGTTCTTGGTATTGTTGTTCAGTCTTCAAAGAAGTATCCGGTTTCAATACCGTAAATTAAATTGTCCGTCAGGAATCGCGATATGATGACACATTCAAGTGCGACTTCATATGATCCATTCTCAGCGTAACTCTTTGCATCCCGTTCGTATTGTTCAGCGTTTTTCTTGAGGTGCTTCAGTATTTTCTTCTGTTTTATTTTCATAAATTTAGGCGTTATCCATAAGGTCACGGGCTGCTGCAAGATCCGTTGGGACCAGCTTGGCGTATCTCAGGGTCATCGTGATGTCCTTGTGTCCCATCCAGGATTGCACCACCTTAACATTAACACCACGACTAAGGAGTCTTGTGGCACACGTATGGCGACACGTATAGAACACAAAGCGGCCCAACGAGGAATCCTTTCCGCGAAGCTTACGCCACTCACGGGTGATCCTTATGCCAGTGAACTCAGCCCAGCTTTGCCGGCGCTCCAAACACTCCAAGGCTTTCTTTGTGAGAGGGATTGTGCGTGGCTCCCCGTTTTTGGTTTTAACAATATCAATCACCGCACCCACTACCGGATCTCTTCTGATCATCTTGGAGTTCAAGCCCAACGATTCAGATGGACGAAGACCAGTCTCAATGGACCACACAAAGAAGTCCCGAAAGCGATCACACTCAATCAATGACTCAATGTGAGCTTGATCTTCCGCACTAAAGAATCCAATGCGTGCATCATTTCCTTGCTTAAGGCGCGGCACTTTAAAGGCCACGTCATGCATCCCACGCTCCCGTGTGAAATCCAGGGCTGTCTTTAGGGTCTGAAGCTTGCTGTTAATGGTGGAAGGCTTGTTACCTTTTGAGATCTCATCTCGGATCACCTTGTCGATTGTGCCCAACGAAAGACCCCGTGTTGTTTTCGGGAGGTTTTTAAGCCAGAAGTTAATATTTCGCTGCTCAACTTCCTCCCGTGCCTTTCCGGCCCAACGA